CTTTGCATTTCTTAGAAAAACATAAGCTAGCTGATAAAAAAATGTTAGATGACTTTAGGGCATTAAGCAATTTTAATTCCCCACAAGACATGGAGCGTGAAGCAATGAGAATTGCCCAGCTTCGACAACAAGCAGAAGAGATTGCTCGGTTAAAACAGGGACAGGTTCCACCACAGGCTTTTGATAATAGCCAAGGTGCGTCTGAACCTACAAGCAATCAAAACCGTTTGTTGCAGGAATATATAGCAGGTGAAAGATCAGAAGCCCATCAGGCTGCAGCACGTAGAGCGGCTAACGGAATGGGGTAGTTTATTTAAAATGCTGAAAAGGAGGGTCATAATATGGCACAAACAGCAACAACAGGGAGTTTGGAGAACGCTCAGAATATCATAATCGCTGCAGCTCGGTTTACCGAGGAGCATAATGCTCCTGCAATGAATTTGATTGAGCAATTTACATTACCTAAAGGAAGCAAACAGGTAACTGTTCCTAAGGTAGGACAGATGTCTATGCAAGACCTTACAGATGGGGTCGATATTGTAGACGAGGAAGACATTGGGATGACCACTGTCGATTTAACCGCATCCGAAGTGGGTGCAAAAATCATTCTTACAGATAAATTGGTACGCCAATCTTCAGAGAATGTCTTTAGCATGATTGGCCGACAGCTCGGTGATGGTATGGCTAGAAAAAAAGACGTAGACGTGCTATCTCTTTATTCTGGTTTTAGTACCGACTTTGGTGCTGCAGGACGAAGTATGACTTTGGCAAACGTAGCCTCTGCTATAGCCTATGCTAAAGGCAAGAAGTTTGGTTCTAACGTGTACATTGTTCAACATCCATTTGCGGTATTTGACATTGCTAACACAGCAGTAACAGCTTCTACCACATACCCAGTACCAGTAGGTTGGAGTGCTGACTTACTAGGTAACTTCTTCAGTGGGTTACGCCCAATCAACGGTGTACCTATCTTTGAAGACGGCAACATTTCTATCGATAGTAGTGATGATGCGGTTGGTGTTGTTGCAGACAAGTCAGCATTAGCTGTTCTCAAGTCTGTAGACATGAACAAAGAGCAAGATAGAGATATTTCTCTACGAGCAACAGAAATAGTTATTACTGCTGACTATGGTGTATTCGAACTTGATGATAGCAAAGGTGTAGCATTAACACTTGACGCTGGTACACCTGCATCTAGCTAATAGGAGATAATATGAGTATTTCAACTAAGGAAAGAACAGAGATTCGAACAGAACTTGATACCATAGGGTACAAATGGGACTATGTTGATTCGTGGCCTGCAAAGACTACGTTGTATCGACATAGAGCTCAGAGAAATCCTCAAGGTGAAATTGTTAGTGATGTAGGAACATTTGTTTCGGGAGTACCCGGGCAGCCATCTTACATACGAGACAAAGCTAGGCAAGGTTTACTTGCATGGCCTCCATCTGAATCATGTGAATGTCGATGGTGTAAAGAATCTCGAACGGAAAAAAGTAAAAATATTAAGAGGACAACAGGGCCTCACTTTAATGAAGATAGTTAGGTGTAACGATTGACCGAGCCTAACGAATTATTTTATCGGTTGGTCTCAGGGCTAGACCCTGTACAAAATAATAGGAGGATGATATGTCATTCCCAAATGTAATTACAGGCCATTATGGCATGGAGAAAGAAACCACATCGTCTAAGAAAAGACGCTTGGGTACAAAAATGGTTCTACCTGATGGTCGAACATTCTTTTACGGTTCTACTGGTGAAGCTATCACAGCAGGTAAAATTGCTATGGGTAAAGCTACTTCAGGAGGTCACATCAAAGACTTAGTTATAGCTGCAGCAGTTTCTGCTAATGCTTCTGGTATTGGTGCAATCACAGTAACCAACGCTACAACAGCGATTTCTGGTTCTGAATATTACACAGGTAGCAGAGGTGATGTCGGAGATTATGAAGACGGCTATATCTTTGTTAACGATGCGGCTGGTGAAGGTCAAGTATGGCCAATATGGAGACATTCTGCAGCAGGTAGTAGCGGAACTTTAACCATTGATTTGTTTGAAAACGACTTTGTTGCTACAGCATTAACCACTTCTTCAGAGGTTGGTTTAGCTAAAAGCATTTATACATCAGCTGAAATTTTTGATGTAAACGACATTGATGGTGTTGTTGTCGGTATACCTAACAGAGACCTTGCATCTGGTTACTATGGTTGGTTCCAGACTTCTGGCCCAGCAGCAGTATTAACCAACGGAACTGTAGTTGTAGGCAAGAACATGATGACTGGTTCTACTACTGACGGTTCTGGTGATGTTATGGCTGATGACTCCAGTGCAGAATTCCTCATTGGTGGTGTTATCAATGTAGGAGCAACCACTGAATATTCATTGGTAGATTTACAAATACGATCATAAACAGGAAATAATAATGCAAAAGGAATTATGGACTCCACAGGGGACAGTGCCACTAGGTTCTTCCCCTGTAGGATACAATTCGGAAACAGGAAGCCAAATAACTAGGCATACACTTTTAGTGAAAGCCAAGGATGATTTTGGCAAAGAGCACGCTACTAGGATTATTGTCTTAGCTGATGGTGATACTAGCAAAGCTCACATAGAAGAAATGATGGGGAAGGCGGCCGAGTCTTTTAAAGACCAAGTGCGTGAAAAGTACAGCAAACGACCGCCTACTGCCCAAGAAAAAAAAGAAATTGGTAAGGCTTTAAATGAAGTGCGAAAGCATATGCGTAAGCGTAATGATAGCACGACAGGAAAAATATATTTCTAGGAGGAATAGGAAATGGTACAAGAAAATATAGACATTCAAATAACTACATCCGACATTCAAGGAGTTATGCAAGAAGACCCAAACGTGGCACTAAGAATTCAGAACAAAGCTCTGAATAGAGTATCACTAGGTCTGCAACAAGAAGTTGCAAAACTTAAAGCAAAGATTGCTGAACTTGAAGAAGGAGATAATAAAAAAGCAAAGGGGAAATGATATGCCAAAAGTAGGTAAAAAGAAATATCCGTACACTCCTAAGGGAATGGCTGCTGCTAAGAAAGCATCTAAAAAAACTGGAAAGAAAATGGCCAGAAAGAGGTACTAGAATGGCAGGTAGAGAACCTAAAAAATTAACAGACGAACAGAAGAAACGCTTAAAAGACCCTAAGTATCTTATGGCTTTGAAAGCTGTTAAATCTTCTAAGAAACGAACAAGACGATAAGGATAAACTATGCCAGCTATACAAGGAAGAACATTAAAACAACTTCGGCAGGCAGTAGGCTTTAACTTAGGAGCTGTACACACCGGGACTGCTTATGATGCAGGATCAAATACTACATTGATCTCATTAACATTTGTTGGTGGAGACGATACTTATAACGGAAAGTGGGTTGCTGTTGCAGACGCTAGTAATTCTGATAGTACAGAATTTAGACTTATTAGCGACTACACAGCATCTGCTTACAGGGCAACCTTGCAACAACAGTTGTCTTTTGCTACAGCTGCCGGTGATAGCTACGAAATATGGGATCAGCCATACAAGCCTGAAAATATAAACGAATTTATTAATCAAGCGATCGTAGATTCCACAGGATTAGTATATGATCCGATAGAAAACATATCGCTTCACGGAGATGGTAAGCAAACTCGATATGATATACCGTCAGCAATATCACAAATATCCAAGATAGAGTATAGTAACAAGATTAGCTTTACCAGACTACATGATTGTGGTTCAACGTTTGATGAGAAGACTGATGGTGATTTTACTCAGTCTTTGGACACTAAAGATAAAAAGCAAGGAACACAATCCTTGAAGATGGTAGTTGCCGTTGGAGCCTCAGCAGGCGATTTCGTCACAGATTCAATAACCTCTAAAAATATTAGTGGGTATGATTACATAGAGATGTGGGTTAAGAGTACGGTAGCTACGAGTGCTGGTAATTTAAAACTATTACTAGATGACTCAGCCTCGTGTGCTAGTCCACTGGAAACCCTAAGCATACCTGCACTTACAGCAGATACTTGGACTTTTGTCAGGATGCAACTGTCTAGTCCAGAACTAGATACAGCAATTATATCTATAGGTTTAGAGTACGACTCCGATTTAGGAGCTTGCACTATTAATATAGATGATATTTCTGCAGTTAAAAACGATACAGCAGAATGGTCTACGTTAGACAGAAGACTATGGAAGATAGACAAAGAAGCAAGAGATTTAATCTTGCTTAGAGATGGACAAGATGCCATAGGGTATTCGCTTATTAAAATTACAGGTGGAGATAAGCCTGCAACTTTATCATCAGAGACTGATACCACAGAAATACCAGAACGGTTTATTGTTGCTTTTGCGACAATGAGAGCATTACTTGCTAACTCTGGTGGTGCGTCTACAGACCCTGATTCAAAAAGACAACTAGCTGCATATTGGGATTCTGAAACTAACCGGGCTAAAGCAAGTTTCCCTATGCTAACTAATGTAAGGACAGTATACTAATGGCAGCAAGAGTAATAGAGCCAAATGAAATATCTCTTAACGGGGTATATTATCCGATTAGCAGACCTGTAAGGTCTACATTGGCATCTATATATCCTGCAAAGATTGTTATCGGTGATACCGATAAAGATTCTAACATACGATCATCTATCGTAGCATGGAATGACTGGCGTGGAGGAATAGGTATTAACCGAATGGAGGGGGCTGGAGAAATAACCAGAGCATGGTTTAGCACTTGTCAGCTTAGATATAAAAACCATTTAGTGTTACCGCCTTTAGCTAACGGTACAGATACTCCATCACACGATTTAGGACAAGCTAAGATTGGAGCCATTGAAACATTCGTTGGTGAAATATATGCGTTTTGGAATGGTGGCTCCGGTGCTACACCAAAGCTATACAAGTATGCAAATGCTAGCGATAGTTGGGGAACACAGATAAGTACATCTAGTATTACAGATGAAGTAACAGATTCAATAGTGTGGACAGCAGAAGGTGGGACATCTTACCTTGTATTTGCACATTATGATGAAAACGATTCTGGATATTCTTTTTCAACAAATGGAAGTTCTTGGACTACTGACTCTCAAGACACTCAGTTCTTAACAGCATGGGATGGAAGATTGTGGGGAATATCTAATACTGGGCAGTTGTGGTACAGTACATCTCCCGGTACAGAACACCTAGATGCTATGCTCCCACTACCTGACGATAGTGTTACTAAACTTTTTGTGGCTCGTAACGCTGCAGGGATACCTATTATATATGCAATGACTACCGAAGGATTATTTGCACACGATTCTGATAATGCTAGGTGGGATGCTACAGAACTAGAGTTACCTATACATCCAGATAACGGTAAGGGTTCCACAAGGTGGAGGGATTCAGTATACATACCTAGTGGTAACGGAATATACAAATACATTAACGGTAACAACTCAGCTGTTGTAACTATTGTTGGCCCGGATCGAGATGATGGGCTACCTTCAGACAAACGTGGTGCTATCCGCACTGTGGCAGGAAGCCATAACGAACTTTTAGTAGGTGTTGATGCTCAGACAGGAGCCGATCCTGTTAGTTTTGACGCTGTGTCAAGACAATGGTTTAGCCACTTTGGCTCTCCAGTTATGGCCAACGATACAGGTAAAAGTGCAATCCTAGGCTATAACGAATTAGGCTGGGAAGTTAAATGGTTAGCTACCGATACCGGTACAACCTTTGATAATATGCACGTTAGCACAGCCTACAACAAATACAGGTTGTGGTGGGGAGCTAACGGTGTTGTGTACTATATGGATTTACCTAAAGATATTATTAATCCTAGTGAAGTGGATGACTTCCCTTACGGACTTACTGGTGTTCATGAGACACCTTGGTTTAATGCAGGGCAAAGTGAAATAGACAAGCTAGCTTTAAATCTAAAGATAGAATGTTCAGGACTTTCTGCTAATGAAATAGTAAAAGTAGAATATGCTACAGACTATACAGAAACCTACACAACAGCAGTGGAAAGCATTAATAGTACAACTATGGCAACAAACATAGGTGCAAGTTCTGCTGTTTCATCGGGGACTTACAAATATGATTTTGGGTCTAAAGCTGGAGTTGATTACAGGTCTATTAAGTTTAAGCTAACATTAAACAGGTCTACTGCTACAACCACAGGATTAGAAAAATATAATTCGCCAGATGTTATTAGCTTAACATTGGAGTGGAGAAAGAAACTTAAAGCTAAATGGGGACATACCGTTGAGGTTGACTTGAACAATGAATACAAAGGCAACAAGCCTATGGATTTGCGAAGCAAGTTAGTTGATGCGATAGAGGCAACCACGCTTGTAGAGTTTACGTTTAGAGATGATAGCGACCAAGAAAGAAACTACTACGTGGATGTTACATCAGCTCAAGGAATGGAATTTACTGGGCATGATGAACGAGGTTCCACAATGATAAGTGTAGTAGAACCATAGGAGATATATATGAGAACAGTATTTGGAGTTACTAATGTTAGTAGTGCTGGTACAGCAGTACAGCTTAACAATGCCACAAACCGGGTTAAATATATAAAGGTTAAAGCATTGGCAGGCAATTCAGGATTGGCCTATGTGGGAGCAAGTGATGTTTCTGCTACAGCTAACAGTTATGAATTATCAGCAACAAATGAAATAGAAGTAAATTTTGGAGAATTTGGAGGATCGGTTCCAGCCAACGTGTTCTATGCAGATACAGCATCAAACAATGATAAGGTTTGCTGGACTATGGTCTTAGAAGGATAAGATGACAACACAAGTTAACACAGAACCGCCGGCAAGTTGGGAGGGATCGCTACCAGAATACATAGCGTATAATACCTTCATATCTTTTGGCTTAGTTCCCGGAGAAGATTTTGACTATCAATCTCCTATGATGGGAGGAAGGTCAACAAGGGGAGGATTGGTGTTAGATTTTATTTTTTACAATCCTCCAGATTTAGCAGTCAATGTTCAGGGTGTGTATTATCACTATGAATTTGGGATAGAAATACGAGGCAGAGATATTATGGCTAGACAAGCTGCGGTAGCTTCGGGATTAACCTTAATATTTATTGACGAAGATGACATCTTGACAGATGCAGAGTATTATTGTAGAGAAGCATTACGATATAAAGACCACTCACGTTTAGGAGGAGGCTAAAATGGCGATTAATTTCAGAGGTTACCTCTTTGACGATTCAGGTAACGCAATACAAGGGGCTACAGTCCAGTTGTTAGAACAGGATGGCGATCAAGAAGCGTCAACCACGACTGACAGTAATGGCTTGTGGTACTTTAATGAATCAGACGAAGATAACTACGATGTAAAAATTACACGAGGTAGCTCGATAAGGTATATTCAGTGGGATGACCAAATTTCTATCAAAGAGTTAGACGTTAGAAACAATACTGGTAACACTACACCTGCAGCTACGTTTACGAATACAACGAATAACGCTAGCAATCAGGTAGCAAACTTCCGAAGTCTTAACACTACCAGGGCAGATGGAGACGAGATATACCTTTCCTTTACTTTGGCTGATGATGGTGGTAATGCTCACGAGTTTGCTCGTATAACTGGAGAGGCTGTCGATGTTTCAAATGGTAGTGAAGATGGTCAGATACGATTCGGAGTGTCTGTTGGTGGTACTATGACTGATGTCTTTACCATTAACTCTACCATAGCAGGTTCTACAGACATGACCTTAGATGTATCTGGGGACTTAGTTTTAGATGCTGATGGCGGAGATGTATTCTTTAAAGATGGTGGTACGACATTTGGTTCTGCCACAAACAACAGTGGTAATCTGATAATAAAATCAGGAACTACAACAGCTCTTACTTTTTCAGGAGCTAACCTAACAGCAGCAGGAACGATTGGTTCTGGTGCTATAACTTCAACAGGTATTGTAACAGGTACAGGATTTACTGCAGGTAGTGCAGTTCTTGCTGAAGCCGAACTAGAATTACTAGATGGGCTAACTGCAGGTACAGCGATTGCATCTAAGGTAGTTACTACCGATGCAAACATAGATACTTCAGGGCAAAGAAACCTGACTATTACAGGAGAATTAGATGCCGCAACCTTAGACATATCAGGTAACGCTGATATTGATGGCACACTTGAAGCTGATGCAATAACAATAAATGGCACAGCGATAGGTTCAATATACGGTGTAGTCGCAGGTAGTTCGAGCATTGTAACAACAGGAGCATTAGATAGTGGTTCCATAACTTCTGGTTTTGGAAACATTGATTCTGGTTCCTCGACTATAACTACCACAGGGGCAGTAGACTTTGGTGCAGCCACAGTCGATAGCTTATCTGTGTCTGATGGGAACATAACAAACGTAGCTGATATTGCTTTAGATACAATATCTTCAGATGGAAGTTCTATAGCGTTTGGTGTGGCTGGTACAGGAGAAGATGTTTACTTCTACTCAGCTACCAGTGGAGACCATATGTTATGGGATGCTTCAGATGAAAAACTTGTTATCATAGGTACTGATGGAGCTAATGCTTTAGAAGTTACTGATGGTAACGTAGCAATAACAGACAATCTAACCGTATCTGGAAACCTTACAGTTTCAGGTACAACTACAACTATAGATACAACAAACTTAACAGTAACAGACCCATTAATTAAATTAGCACAAGGGACAACAGCTTCCCCTGCGAATGACCTTGGTATTATTTTTACCAGAGGTAATGGTTCTGGCACAAACATAGCTAACAGAGCTATCCTTTGGGATGAATCTGCTGATGAATTTGCTTTTGCTTTTACCAATGACGAAGACGGTACAACTACTGGAAATGTGGATGTAGATGATTACGCTGATATTCATGCAGGGAAAATTACTACTGACGATGCCCTTGTTATAGGGACAGTAGCCGCTGCTGGAGAAGATACAGATAAATTCTTGGTACTAGATAGTTCAGGAAACGTGGACTATCGTACAGGAACTCAGGTCTTATCAGACATTGGTGGTTCAGGCTCAGACACTACATATAGTGCTGGTACATTGCTAGACCTTTCTAGCACAACCTTTAATGTGGATTTATCTGAAGCAAGTGCAGCCACTATTGCAAATGGAGATTATGTTTTATTCCTTGACGGAGGTGCAACAAGTGCCGCAGGGAAGGGAGACATTCACGATGTGGCAAACCTTTTTGCAGGTACTGGTCTTACAGCATCTAGCTCAGTAATAAATATAGATGCCGCACAAACAGGGATTAACTCTTTACTTGCTACCGATATAGTAATAGGTGAAGATGCACAAACTAAAATAGATTTTGAGACAGCTAACGAAATTCATTTTGATGCCGATAATGCAGAACGAGTGAAGATAGATTCTACTGGATTAAATATAGTAAGTGGTAGCTTAGAGACAGCTACGATTGACTATACAGATGGTGACTTAGCTATGACCATAGCTGATGGTGGTAAAGTAACCTTTTCTGCAGGCTTTGAAGTAGGTTCTGATGCCGCTGGAGATATACTATACCACAACGGTACAAGCTACATTAGATTAGCCAAAGGTACTGCAGACCAAGTGCTTACCATGAACGATGGAGCAACCGCACCTA